GAAGGTAAGGCACTCGTTCGGCGTATAAATCGTCTAATCTAGGAACATAAATAGGCTATCAAGTATAGGAGACTTAGAATGAACCCAAGGGAAATCGTAGACTTCGCACAAAATGATGACGCAAACGAACTGCGTAAGGCACTCTATGCCAACATCTATGACCGTGTAGCCCAGCATCTTGAAGCCAAGAAGCAAGAAATTGCTCGTAATCTTGTTGGTCAACAAGAAGTGGAAACTCCTGCTGAGGAAGCAGTGGTTGGTGAAAGCATGGAATATACGATTCCTGCCGCAGATCATTTCGCTGCCAACAAGAAGAAGGTTCAAGCTGCACACAAGACACTTCAGGACAAGGGTTTCAAGTATTCTGGTTCCGAAGAAAAGGACACCCACATGGGTGGTCGTCAAGTGACACACCACTATCTTGGTCACGGACACACACTACATATGCACTATGATGCTGCCGACATGCATAAGGAAAAGGGTCCTAAGTTTACAATGTCAAAGACGGCCCACCAAAACCCAGTCCATCACCACCTTGCTGAAGAAGCAGAACTGCATGAACATCTGATGACGGAAGAACAGTTGGATGAAGCTGCTTTCGAGGGAATCAAGAAGGGTGCCTTTCATCGTTGGCTCGGTAAGTCGGAAAATCAATCTATCACGACAGCCGATATTAAGAAGGGTCTTGCCGCTGGTGGTCACGCTGCTCGCATGGCAAACTTCGCTAAGAATGCAAAGCACCATTTCGAGGAAGTGGATCTTGAAGAAGCCGTATCGCGCAAGCACTTCCAGATGGTCGCTGACACGCTGAAGGAAATCCCAGACATGAAGAAGCGCCAAGAAATGGCAAATCATCATGCTGCTATCTTCGCAAAGCAGAATCCACGTTTCGACCATGGTCGCTTCCATGCGGCAAGTGGTACTAAACACGGAGAATAAGTTGAAGAACTTCAGTCAGTTCCTTACAGAGAAGTCTGAAGATATCCACATGATAATCGCGGATACTATCAAGCATCATCCTGCGGAACACAGGCAGAAACACGCTGATGAGGCTGCTAAGAGGCTGAAGGACTTGAATCCTAACTTCGATGCCAAGAAGTTTCATGAGCGCATCGGCACAAAGTATTCGGAATAAGATGAAAAACTTCAATGACTTTCTGGATGAAGATGTAGAAGAAATTGTCGAAGGTGACCGTCAGAACCACCAGGTTCCTATGGACCCTCCGACCGTTCTCATTATGCGTAGAAAGTCGATTAGATCGTTTCCTGGCAACAAGCGCATCGCTTTGTATTATATCGATAAATTAGATAAATATATCTCGATCCCTTATGATGAAATGAAGTGGGCTGGCTCTGCGGTAGAAGAAGAGGTTATCGTTGAAGATAATCTGAAGAAGCTACAGGATATCGTGGACGGACACGCTAAGAAGCCGATGAAGTTCAGGGACGGAACTCAGATGAGTGTGGACCCAACGACGGCAAAGGCTGTGTTGAATGTCCATGGCGCACTGAATGACGCAAACAAGGCTAAGTTACACGATATGATACACAAGAGCAAGCACCACTTCGGTAAGATTGTGGATTTTGCTTGGAAGAATCACAAATAAGGATAAAAAATGGCAAACTCATTCGAATATCAAGTTCTCCGCGACACCAACCAAAAGGCGGTCATCAAGATCACTGGAGCCTTTGATGGTTCAGGCCAAGAATCGAACGTGGTTCGTATTCAAGCCAACTCACTCTTTGGTGCCCTGGATGCCAATGGTGCTGTTCTCGGAACTGGCGCCAGCCTCAGCAATACGGCTCTGAGTTCCTATGGACTCTCAGTTCTCAAGATGAACTATATTGTCAATATGCCTACCCCAGGCTATGTAAAGCTGGCTTGGAACGGATCAACTCCAGGCACGATTGCCAATCTGAACCGTGACGGTCAATTCGGTGAAGATCAAGGAATGTGCGCAATCACGAACAATGCCGCCAACGGAACAGGTGACATTTCGGTATCAACCTTTGGTGCTGCTGCTAATAGTTCGTACACGATCATTATCGAACTTCGCAAGGACAATGCGACATACAGCCGTGGTCAAGACCGCGATCCTGCTGCATTCAACGCTGGCAACTACGGAATCCGTCCATAAGATGCGTGAACTCCTTGATGCGATTCTTTCTGGTAACTTGGCGGAAGCAAACGCATTACTGGAGAGCAAAATAACGGAAATCGCCAAGGATAAGGCGGCTTCTCTGAAGATGGGCATCATTGAAGAAATGTTCGATGAGAACGATTTCGTGTTCGAAGAGGTAGAGGAACTGGATGAAGTAAAGAATGTCCAGAGGATGGGAAGGGTCAAACTCATTCGGGCGCGAGTCAGAAACGGTAAGATTCAGCGCAGAAAGAAGTTTGCGGCTGTAAAGGGATATACGCTTCGGGGTGGTAGGGTCATTCGAATGACTCCGGCAGAGAGAATGCACCGTAAGAGAGGTGCTAGAAAAGCTAAGATCAAGCGGCGCGGAAAATTAAGACAGGCGTTGAGAAAACGCAAAATATCACTAAGAAAAAGACGGATGTTAGGTCTATAGAGGATAAAAATGCTACTTATCAAAGAAATCACGGAATCGGTAGAAGTTCTGACGGAAGATGTGGGAGGCAAGAAGTCTCTCTACATCCAGGGTCCGTTCCTTGTGGCTGAAGTAGCCAACAAGAATGGTCGTCTGTACAAAGAAGATACAATGCGCCGGGAAGTTGAGCGTTATCAAGACCAGTATATCAGCAAGCACCGCGCATTCGGTGAACTGGGTCACCCAGACACCCCATCCATCAACCTGGACCGCGTGTCCCACCTTATCGTGGGTCTGAAGCAGGAAGGTTCTCAATGGATCGGTAAGGCAAAGATTCTTGACACTCCTATGGGCACCATCGCTCGTAACCTGATCGAAGGCGGTGCGCAACTGGGTGTTTCTTCTCGTGGTATGGGTTCACTCAAGAATGTCAACGGAGTAAACGTAGTTCAGGATGACTTTTTTCTCGCTACAGCGGCGGATATTGTGGCTGATCCTTCTGCTCCTGGTGCCTTCGTTCAAGGTATCATGGAAGGCAAGGAGTGGATGCTGGTTGATGGCGTTTGGACTGAAATGGATTATGCTGCGGCACGGGCTCGGATCGTCAGAGCTACTCCAAAGCAAATCGAGGAAGTAAGTCTACGCATCTTTGAAAACTTCGTGAAAAAACTGTAAATATAAATACCAACATAGCTAATAAGGAGAGTTCCAAAATGCGTAAATTCACTAAACTGAGCGAAGCTGCTAAAGAAATTCTTGACACAAGCGTAGCCTCAAAGCGCGCCGAACGTGACTCAGGCGACGCGCACAAGAAGGGTGCTGTTGGCGAGGACAAGTTGGATGCTGCTGTTGCCTACGGCGAAAAGGATGCTGGCGTAGTTGGTAAGTCTCCTGAAAAGAAGGACGACGATCTTCCTGACTACCTGAAGGGCACACCACAAGCAACCCCACCAGGTGCAACGCCTCCTGTTGGTAAGCAGTCTGACGGTGTTGGTGCCAAGAAGCCTGCTGGACAGCCACAAGAAACACAAGGTCGTGCTGACCTCGTGAATACCGCTCAAGCCCCTGCTAACGACCATGCTGCCATGGTTGATCGCAAGGCTTCGAAGCTGGCTCCACAGACATTCGAAAAGAATGCTGGCGCAACATTCGACTGCTACGAAGATGTTGAAGCCCTTCTCCAAGGTGAAAACCTTTCGGAAGAATTCAAGCAGAAGGCTACCACGATTTTCGAAGCTGCTGTTGCAGCCCGTGTTTCGAAGATTGTTGAAGAAACCGAAGCTACAATGGCCGAGCAATTCGAAGCCGCTGTCGAAAAGGTCAAGGACGAACTTGCTGAAAAGGTCAACGACTATCTGGAATACATGGTAGAATCGTGGATGAAGGACAATGAACTGGCTATCGAAAAGGGTCTACGTGCTGAAATCGTTGAAGAATTCATCGCCAAGCTGCGTAACCTGTTCGTAGAATCGTACATCGACATTCCAGAAGATAAGGTTGACGTTATCGGTGAACTCGCCGAAAAGGTCGAAGAACTGGAAGCCAGCCTGAACGAAGAAATTCGTAAGAACGTTGAAGCCGCTAAGGTTATCAGCGAACAACGAAAGGTACAAGCCATCGCCGCAGCGTGTGAAGGTTTGACGCAGACCCAAGTCGAAAAACTGAAGTCACTTGCAGAAAGTGTCGAATTTACCGACGAGTCTGAATTTGCCGACAAGATGAACACACTGAAGAAGTCTTACTTCCCAAGTGACGTGAAGGTTGCCGACAAAGCCGCTCTCACAGAAGAAATCGTGATTGAGGAAGAAAAGCCAGCCAAGAAGTCTGCTGACGAAATGGACATTTACACGCAAGCAATTTCTAAGTCAGTGAAGGCCTAAAGGGTATAAATAAACCTAACTGATACTAATAACAAAACAGGAGATATCTTATGTACCTATCAGAACAACTTCAACAAAAGTGGACAAAGGTTCTGGATCACCCAGAACTCGAAGCCATCAAGGATCCATACAAGAAGGCTGTTACAGCCGTTATCCTTGAAAACCAACAGCAAGCAATGATGAAGGATCGTCAGGCTCTTAACGAAACAACTGACAATGGTCCTACGAACGTTACTGGTGCTGGTGTCAACAACTTTGACCCTATCCTTATCTCGCTCGTTCGTCGTTCGCTTCCTAACCTGATCGCCTATGATGTAGCTGGTGTTCAGCCTATGACAGGCCCAACCGGTCTTATCTTCGCAATGCGTGCCAAGTTCTCGTCACAAGGTACCGCAGGAACGACAGATTCGAACGAAGCCTTCTACAACGAAGCTAACACGGTGTTCTCTGGTACGCTTTCAACCAACAGCCCATACGGCTTTGCTGGTAACGTATCGACAGACACATCGAACAGCGCCATCCGTGACCTGACAGCAAACGCATTCACGACTGGTGTTGCAATGCCTACCGCCAACGCTGAATTCCTGGGCGCTGACAGCAAGCAAATCTTCAACGAAATGGCCTTCTCTATCGAAAAGGTTACCGTTACAGCACAATCCCGCGCTCTGAAGGCAGAATACTCGCTTGAACTTGCGCAAGACCTGAAGGCAATCCATGGTCTGGACGCTGAAACAGAACTTTCGAACATCCTTTCGACAGAAATCCTTGCCGAAATCAACCGCGAAGTTATCCGCACGATCTACACGACAGCCGTTGTCGGTGCTCAGTACGGTGTACAAACCGCTGGTTACTTCGACCTTGATACTGACTCGAACGGTCGTTGGTCAGTTGAACGCTTCAAGGGTCTGATTTTCCAGATCGAACGTGACGCAAACGTTATCGCCAAGCAAACCCGTCGTGGTAAGGGTAACGTCCTTATCGTTTCTTCGGACGTTGCATCTGCCATGGCTATGGCTGGTGTTCTTCAGTTCACGCCTGCTCTGCAAGCTGACCTGCAAGTTGACGATACAGGCAACACATTCGCTGGTATGCTCCACGGTCGTATCAAGGTCTTTATCGACCCATACTTCGGTGGCTACACATCGAACCAAGAACTTGTGACCGTTGGTTACAAGGGAACCAGCCCATATGACGCAGGTCTGTTCTACTGCCCATACGTTCCGCTGCAAATGGTTCGTGCTGTTGACCAGTTCACGTTCCAACCAAAGATCGGTTTCAAGACACGTTATGGCATGGTTGCAAACCCATTTGCTGAAGGTTCGACAGTCGGCAATGGTCGTCTCCACGCTCGTAGCAACGTTTACTACAGGATTTTTGGCGTGAAAAATTTGATGTAATATCAAAGACTTACAAGCCACCCGTAAAAAGAGTGGTAGTCTTAGAGAGGAGCCGCAAGGCTCCTCTTTTTTTGTTATAAATACATTATATTGTTGACCCATCGGATTACTATGAAACCCACCTACCTCTATATCAAACAACACTCAGTTACCAAACTCAAATACTTTGGTAAGACCACCAAGTCAGACCCAGTATCATATCTTGGTTCCGGAAAACACTGGGTTAGTCACATCAAGAAGCATGGAGTTGAACATGTAGTAACCCTATGGCATCAACTATTCACCGACGAAAAAGAACTAATCGATTATGCTTCAAAGTTTTCTCAAGATAACAACATTGTTAGTTCTTCGGAATGGGCTAATCTAAGAGAAGAAAACGGATTGGATGGTGGCGGGTGGCCCATTGGATACAAACATAAAGAAGAAAGCAACGAAATCAACCGACAGAAGGCTATACAAAGACATAAAGAAGGTCGTTATGACTATGAGAAACTCCGTCAGTCTCGTATAGGCTTCAAACAACCTCAATCACAAAAGGATGCGGTGTCTAAGTTCAACTCTGCTACTTGGACCATTATCAGTCCCATAGGTCAAGTTATGACAATCACAAACCTACTTGCCTTTTGTAAGGAACACAGTCTTGACCAAGGCAATCTGTCAAGAGGCAAACACAAAGGCTGGCGAGCCACAAAGGTCTCCTAAATACTCCATCTAAGGAGATAATATGCAACCCAACAACGCCAACCTACTCCAAACCACCAGGTTCCTCATGACCTTCCCAAGGCTTGAGTCAACCCAATATTTCTGTCAAGAGGTCAACCTTCCTGGTCTGACCATCAAGGAACTGGAACAACCCACCGCCTTCATCACCACCTTCAGACCAGGCAACAAACTGGAATACGATCTGTTTACAATGCACTTTCTGGTCAATGAGGATCTGCAATCTTGGCGTCAGATTCATGATTGGATCCACGCCATGGCATTTCCAGAGAATTTCGATCAGTACAATGATCTATCGAGGTTATCCAAGGTTTCTGCTTTCGCCAAGGAACCACAGTTTTCCGATGGAACTCTGCAAATCATGTCGGCCCTGAACAATCCGGTGATGTATGTGGACTTCAAGGACATGTTTCCAACGACCCTTTCTGGCATCGATTTCAACTCCACCGACACGGACACCCAGCCTATCGTGGCGATTGCCACCTTCAGATTCACAGTATACAACATCCGGATGGCTTGACTTGCTTAGTGGTTTCGTGTAATATCATCAAATCTTTATCTTTGGATTCATCATGGAAACTCAAGAAAAAACGGAAGAGGAAAGTCCTCTTCGCAATGTGTTACGGTTGTGGGAACGGGATTCGGTAATCGATATGACCGAACCATCAAAGGAGATTCTCCGGGTTCCCCTCCTACACTCAAAATACCTCAACATTCTTACCAAACATCGACTGGCCTCCAAGAAGGCTTCGTTTGATATCGCCCGCATGAAGAAGATCAAGTGGGAATATTACACAGGCAAGATGGACAAGGAGGAACTGGAGAAGCACGGATGGGAACCTTTCCGATTCACACTGAAATCGGACGTAGCTACCTATTTGGAAGCGGACACGGATATCATTGAATTGATGAAACGCAAGTCCTATCACGACGAGGTTGTGGAAGTATGCACGGCCATCATGAAGGAACTGAGCAACCGTACCTTTCAACTAAGGGAACACATGACCTTTGAGAGATTTATTGGTGGACGATAATACAATCTTAGTTACCAAGAAGGATGAAGTATACGCTAAGATACATTGTGAAAGAGCGATGGCCAAGGAGCTATCCGAATACTTCACCTTCGTGGTTCCAGGTTGTCAGTTTTCTCCGGCGTTTCGCAACAAAATTTGGGACGGGAAAATCCGTCTTTACAACCTTCAATCCAGCACCATCTATCTGGGTCTACTCAGTTACATAGAAGAATTCGCCAATGAACGCGACTACGTGGTCGAGTATGGAGACCCCAGGCCCGATTTGGCGGACGAATACTCACTGATACAAGGACAAGAATTCATTGACTCCTTGTGTCTCCACGCCAATGGGAAAGACTTGGAGACACGCGACTATCAACTGAATGCCTTCGTTCATGCCATCCGGAGTCGCAGGGTCCTCCTATTGTCACCTACCGCATCTGGTAAGTCCCTTATCATTTACGCCATCATTATGATGATGAGAGAAAGAGGGCTAAGAGGTCTAATACTGGTGCCGACAACATCGCTGGTAGAACAGTTATATTCGGACTTTCAAGAATATTCCACCAAAAACGACTTTGACGTGGAAGCCAATGTACATAGAATCTACCAAGGAAAAGATAAAGTAACCAACAAAGGACTCATCATATCTACCTGGCAATCTCTATATACCCTTCCTGAAGATTATTTCAAGCAGTTTGATTTCGTCATTGGGGACGAGGCCCACCTATTCAAGGCCAAGTCCTTGACACATATCATGTCCTCATGTATCAACGCCAAGTATCGGGTAGGACTTACCGGTTCTTTGGACAACACGAAAACTCATAAGTTGGTGTTGGAAGGGTTGTTCGGTCCTGTTCGAAAGGTTACCACGACACGCGAACTCATGGACCGCAAGCAATTGGCGGAACTGTATATCAAGTGTCTGGTACTCAAACATCCTGAAAAGGTCTGTGAACAATTCAAGTTGATAAAGGATTATCAGGCCGAACTTGAATATCTGGTGACTAATGATGAAAGAAACAACTTCATCAAGAATCTAGCCCTCTCCTTAGGTAAAAACACCCTAATACTCTATCAGTTTGTTGACAAACAAGGCCGAGTCCTCTATGATAAGTTACTTGCATCCAAAAACTTGGGTGACAAGAAAGTGTATTTCATTCATGGAGGAGTTGAGGCTGAAGAGAGAGAAATGATTCGTAAGCTGTTAGAGAAGGAAGATGGAGTCATCATTGTAGCCTCCTATGGCACCTTCTCTACTGGTGTGAACATGCGTAATCTTCATCATGTCATCTTCGCATCTCCTTCCAAGAGTAGAATCAGGAATCTACAGAGTATTGGAAGAGGACTTCGTACAGGTGATAATAAGACCGAAGCTATCTTATTTGATATTGCCGATGATATGAGGTCAGGTAAGAAGATGAATGTGACCCTCAAGCATTTTGTGGAGAGAGTTAGACTGTATAATGAAGAGAAGTTCCCTTACAAGATTTACAAGATAGGGTTGAAAAATGGAAACAACGGATCTAAGTGAGGGATGTATTCGTATCATCAGACTGAAAACTGGTGAAGATATAATCTCCGAGATATTGAAGGTAGATGAGGACAAGATTTTGTTAGATTCTCCTCTATTCATTTCGAGCAATATCAATAAAACAACCGGTAAGCCATTCCTGATAATGCTTCCTTGGCTTCCTATCATGGTCATCAAACATGATATGGTAGAAATCAGTTGTTCTGATATTTTGACTTACATGGAACCGACCGATGATATAGTTGAACTATACCATGATGGTGTAGGTGAGTTTGACTTGGATGATGAAATGGAGGTAACTGACCATACTTTACCTCTTACTATGAATGAAGATGATGAGAGAATACTTACCAAACTCAAGAAAGACAATCGACTCAATTAGAAAAATGGCCTCCGGGTTCCTATGGTATTCCATAAGGTGGTCCTTATAGGAGTCCTTATGGTTTTCCTGGAGGATCTCCAGTAGGTAGGACTTTTTGAATACGTTTTTACAGATTAGATTTAATTATACCGTTTGATTACCGAGGAATGATATGGCTACCGCACCGAAGAAAAAGAAGGAATACGTCAACAATGCAGCATTCGTAGAGTGTCTGATTGCCTATAAGAAGGCATGTAAGGACGCCAAGAGGAAGAAATTGGAGAAGCCTCCTATTCCGAACTACATAGGAGAATGCTTCATGAAGATTGCGGAGGGACTATCCCACAAACCCAACTTCATCAATTACCCCTGCCGTGAGGATATGATCGGTGATGCTATCGAAAACTGTCTCATGTATTTCGACAATTTCGATCCTGAAAAGTCCAACAACGCCTTCGCCTATTTCACCCAGATCATCTACTTCGCCTTCCTCCGCAGAATACAAAAAGAGAAGAAACAGTTATACGTGAAATACAAAGCCACCCAACAAACTGGTATACTTGACGAACACGAATTTCTGGAAATGGACGATGCTCACCGTCCTCCTGTGGAACTATATGACAATATCTCTGAATTCATTGAGAATTTCGAGGAAAGCAAGAGGAAAAAGAAAGATAAGGTAAAGAAGGAAAAAGGTATTGAAAATTATCTTGATGAGTGATACAATGTGAGTTAGGAGGAATATTATGGCACGCAAAATCGGCTTCGTAGCATCCTGTTTCGACCTGTTTCACGCAGGTCACATCCTTATGCTGAAGGAAGCAAAGGAAAACTGCGACTATCTTATCGTAGGTTTGCAAACAGATCCTACCATTGATCGTCCTCAAAAGAACAAACCCGTTCAATCCATCTTCGAACGGTTCACGCAGTTGCAGGCCTGTAAGTATATTGATGAAATCGTCATCTATTCCACAGAGAAGGATCTTCTCGACTTACTCCAATCCTATCCCATCGGTATTCGTTTCGTGGGAGAAGAATACAAGGACAAGGAATTCACAGGTAAGAACCTAGGCATTCCTATTCACTACAATACCCGCCGACACTCATTCAGCACCACCGAACTACGCAGTAGGGTCGTTATGGCAGAGGTTGATAGATTGGAAAAAGAAGAGAAGATGAAGCGGGAAATTGTTTTTCAACCTTCAATAACTGTTGTTGGTGGAACGGGAGGTGTAATGAAATCCAACACCAGTTTTAGTGTCGGAACACTCCCTGCTCCACTAACCATAGGTGGAGCCCACCAAGGACAAGCACCCTTCTCCTTCGGACAAAATCAACAAGATCGTTCACCTGATTATGAGGACGAATGAAAATTGCCCTAATCACCGATATTCACTTCGGTGCGAGGAATGATTCTGTAATCTTTCTGGATCATTACGATAACTTTTTCAAGAATACATTCTTTCCTAAGCTGGAAGAGGAAGGTATTGACACTATCATCATTCTCGGTGATACCTTTGATCGCCGTAAGTACGTGAACTTTCACACACTACAGAGAGCCAAGGAAATATTCTTTGATAAGTTGGTAGAACGAGGAATCAAGGCGTATGTACTCGTAGGAAATCACGATACATATTTCAAGAATACTAATGAGGTCAACTCTGTTTCACTCCTTCTAGGTGAGTATCCTAATCTAGAAATAATTCCCGAACCAACAACCATCAATATTCAAGGAACCGACTTTTGTATGATTCCTTGGATATGTTCTGGAAACTACGAAAGATTCCAAGCCGAACTAAAGAACACCAAAGCCGAGATTTGCTGTGGTCACCTTGAGATTGCCGGCTTCGCCATGTATAAGGGCGCTGTCTTGGATGACGGTCTTCCACGAGAGACATTCGCTAAATTCGACCTGACTTTCTCAGGTCATTATCACTATAGATCATCCGATGGTTCCATGTTTTATCTGGGTAATCCGTTCCAACTCACCTGGCAGGATTTCGGTGACCAAAGAGGATTCCACCTATTCGACCTTTCAACCCGCAACTTAGAATTTATTCCTAATACTACCGACATGTTTATTCGTTTGACATATGACGATAAAGAGTCCACCGTCAATGAAATTGTGGGACATGATATGTCTTCCTATACAGGTAAATATATCAAGGTAGTAGTTCTTAATAAAACCAATCCATACCTCTTCGATATGTTCATGAATAATCTATATCAAACCAATCCATCCGATGTTACAGTAGTGGAAGATTTCACCGAATTGACAGAAGGCGTAGAAGATGCTATGGTGGATCAGGCACAAGATACGATAACAACACTGAATACCTATATCGATAGTATTAAGGACACCAACATTGATACTAATCGTTTGAAAAGTATCGTGAAAGAACTTTACGTGGAAGCACTCAATCAAGAACAAGCATGATAATATTCAAAAAGATCCGCTGGAAAAATCTGCTATCTACAGGCAATGTATTCACAGAAATTGACCTGGCAAAATCTTCCAACACGCTTATTGTAGGAACGAATGGTTCCGGTAAGTCAACCATCCTCGATGCGTTGACCTTTGCTCTATTCGGTAAGCCATTCCGAAAGATCAACAAGCCACAATTACCAAACTCCATCAACAATAGTGAGTGTCTGGTTGAAATTGAGTTTACCATCGGCAAAAAGAACTATAAGGTAATTCGTGGTATCAAGCCGAATGTCTTTGAAATTCATGTAGATGGAGTTCTACTCAACCAAGACGCCTCTTCCCGAGACTACCAGGAAGTTTTGGAAAACAGTATTCTCAAACTGAACTTCAAGTCATTTACCCAAATCGTAATCTTGGGTTCCGCATCATTTACACCGTTTATGCAGTTGTCTGCCGCTGATAGACGTGCTATTATCGAGGATCTGCTGGATATTCAGATATTTTCGTCCATGAATACCTTGGTCAAGCAAAAGTTGGTTTTGCTGAAGGATGAAATTACCAAGAACAAGTATTCGATGGACCTGATTGCCGAAAAGATCAAGATGCAGCGGCAGAACATCGAGGACATGAAGAAACACAACGACGCTGAGATTGAAAAGAAGAAGCAGGAAATTACAGAGTCGGAAACACAAATTTCCAAGTTGCAGTCTGATATCGACCTGATACAAAAACATGTCGATTCTCTCATGTCTAGTATCTCCGATAAGCCTGTATTGGAAGGCAAGCACAAAAAGCTGATTCAGTTGGACACCAAGATCGAAGGTAATATCACAAAGATCAAGAAGGATATCGATTTCTATAATGGTAACGATAACTGTCCCACATGCAAACAGGAAATTGATTCTGCTTTCAAGGAAACAACAATACTGGATCGCAGCCGTAAGTTGTCCGAACAACAGACAGGACTCAATGAAGTCAACAAGGAAATCGATAAAGTAAACACAAGACTCAATGCGATCAAAGCGGTGCTTCAGGATATCACGAACCATAATTCTGAACTTGTCAAGAAGAACACTTCGATTACAGCAATCAACAACTATGTCGCAAAACTGAACAAGGAAATCTCCGAACTTTCCAAAAAGAAGGAGGGTGTGGAGCAGGAAAATGTCAAGTTGACTGAGTTGAAGGAAGAATTGAAGAAGGTCATTGCTAGACAAGAAGAGTTGTCCATTGAAAAGCAGTATTATGAATATTCTTCGAATCTGCTGAAAGATACAGGCATCAAGACCAAGATCATCAAGCAGTATCTTCCTATCATGAACAAGTTGATAAACAAGTATCTTCAGTCCATGGACTCGTATATCAACTTCAACCTGAACGAGAATTTCGAAGAAACGATCAAGTCTAGATTCAGGGACGATTTTAGTTATCATAACTTCTCTGAAGGTGAGAAGATGCGTATTGACTTGGCAATATTGTTTACATGGAGACAGGTTGCCAAGTTGAAGAATTCCACGAATACCAATCTGTTGATACTAGACGAGGTTTTCGATGGAAGTCTTGATACGATGGGAACCGAAGAGTTCCTGAAGCTGATGTATGAAATGAGTTCTGATACGAACGTGTTTGTTATCTCACATAAGGGAGACCAGTTGTTTGATAAGTTCGAATCGGTTATCAAGTTTGTCAAGAAGGGCAATTTCAGTCAAATTGAAGGAAAATAACATGAGTGACGTGATTACATTCAATACCGAAGACACATTGAAACAGGTGGAAGTGAAGGAGATTGCTACGTTCAATTTAGTAGCTCCTAATGATCCTATCCTTTATGAACCTGTGGTTCCTTTCGACTTCGCCAATCCCATTATGAACCCCAACGAGTTGGCTTCCACTCTCGTAGAGACATGTAAGAAACTTAATGGTGTTGGTCTTGCTGCCAACCAGTGCGGAATCAAGACAGCAGTTTTCGTTATGGGTTTAGACAATGAATATGTGGCATTCTTCAATCCACGTATTCTTGGGGGAGATAATGGTTCCATTATCCAGAAAGAAGGCTGCCTTTCGTTCCCAGGACTCGAAGTTTCCGTGTGTCGTCCATTCATGGTATCTGTTGAATATTTCGATTTCACAGGCGAACGCCATGAACAGACTTTCACAGGCTTCACCGCACGTCAGTTTTGCCATGAGTTCGACCATCTGAATGGAACGACGATGTTGGATCGTGCCAAGCCGCTCGCCCGTAAGATGGCTCTTGATAGGTGGAACAAGAAGCGTAAGGCTCACATCAAGGCACAAAAACTCATGATGGAACAATTCTCGAAACTCAAGGCATAATAATGGCTACCCCTATCGAATTCGTAGACAAGCAATGGGAAGAATGGGAGGAAAAGAATCCTCCCGAGGCCCGAACACACTACGATACCGAAGAGGTCAAGAAAATCCTCATTGAGGACTTGACCTATGCCTCCAAGATGGATGTGCGAGAATATACACTCTATCAAAAGTGGCTTGAAGTGAAGGAACGATATCCTACCACGATGGTCGAAACACTTTGGGGTGAAGAGGAACAGATGGAGTTTCCTGAGCAGGAAGAATTGCTCAAGAAGGTCCGTGCAAACTTCTGGTCACCGAAACATCCGGACGATTATGAAAAGTTGCAACCAACCCTTGTTCTCCATAACGGAGAACTTGCGGAGACTTGGAATGCCGTTCGTACATTCTCATCAACCATGAAGAATAACTCCAACATCGGTAGAAACCTGTTCTATATGGTCGAGGACAAAGTAACCCACAAATATCTCGGTGTGATTTGTATTTCTTCAGACTTCTTGGACCTTACACCACGCGACAATGCCATTGGGTGGCCTAGAGAAGTCAAGACACAACAGGGTATGATAAATCACACCGCCATCGGTTCCACCATCGTTCCGTTGCAACCACTGGGATTCAATTACATGGGAGGCAAGCTACTTGCCCTTCTTTGTCTTGCTGATACTGTCCAGAATGACTGGAAGAGACAGTATGGTGATGTTTTGGTTGGTGTCACCACAACCTCCTTGTATGGAAACACCAAGTCGGGAGGTCTGTCCCAGTATGATGGACTCGATCACTGGAACAAGATGGGTTTCTCTGCGGGCTCCGTAGCATTCGAACCAAGGCGCTCCACCGCCAATATGGTGTATGGTTGGATCAAGGAGAACTATCCGCGCAAGTATTTCGAGTGGTGGGAAGCCAAGAACCTTGCTGGCCTACCATACAAGCGTGACCACAAGAATCGATCACTCAATTTCGCATATTCCAAGTTGAGCATTCCTAAGAACATCACCCGCACCGCCCACCAACGTGGAATTTATTTTTCGCCGCTGTACAATAATACCAATGAGTTTCTGAGGAAGGAAATCAAGGAAGATAGCCTTGTCAAGTCCTTCGATACCTCCGAGGAAACACTGAGCAATATTTGGAAGACCAAATTTGCCAAGGGTAGAATCAAGCAGTTGGTAAAGCAGAATAAGGTTTCCTCCGAATCCTTGTTCTATTCCGATCTTATCTTTCTTTCCTGGGAGGAAACGAAAGCTAAGTACCTGCCGCAGATTGGCAGATAACCACTTATACCTCTAAATTATTTGACATGAGAGATAAGTAATGTTATGATGTGAACACTCGCAATGAGTATTTTTTCAACCTTATCATTTTTCGTTAGGAGTTTTACAATGAGCAAACTTTCCGCCAAGACCCGTATCCTCAACTTCCTGAAGAAGGACGGCCCATACAACACACTGACAGTTGCCCAAGCACAATCGCGCTTTGGTGTTCAGAACGTTGCTGCCCGTATTGAGGAACTTCGCAATGAAGGTCATGTGATTTACACGAATCGCAAGACGACCGCTGATGGCCGTACCATCAACGTGTATCGCATGGGTACGCCTAGCCGCAAGCTGGTGCAATCGGCCCTTGCTGCTGGCTTCACGTTCCGCGACGCCCGCTAATCGTTATCGGCAAGATGGAAAAAGCCAGGATCCGTCCTGGCTTTTTTTTCGATATGTCAACATATAAGATATGTACTAGGTGTAAGGAAAATAAAACTTCCGATTCGTTTTATAAGAACCATAGGTATACTGATGGTTTGAATTATATGTGTAAGCAATGTTGTGTCGCAGACACACAAAAGAGAATGAAAACCGAAACATATAAAAAATCCTTTGTGCAAAGAAGGAAAGAAAGATATTATAAGCGAAAATCTTTCATGAATAAAAAGAAGGAACAAGGTTGTTGTTTGTGCGGAGAAAAAACCATATGTACGTTAGATTTTCATCACACAGATCCTTCTAAAAAAGAATATGAGATATCTCAGTTGATAAAATGGAACTTCAAAATAGATCGTTTGATTGGTGAATTAGATAGATGTGTGGTTGTGTGTTCAAATTGTCATAGAAAAATTCATGCCGGCATAGTAGATGTACCTAAGGGAGAGACACATGGAAATCAGTATCAAAGTAGATGAATTGAAGAAGAAAAGATTGTTCGTGGCCACTCCGATGTATGGTGGACAAAACCACGGTCTTTACATGAAGGCCTGCCTTGACTTGCAAGGCATGTGTATGCAGTATGGAATTCAAATCAAGTTTTCCTTCCTGTTCAACGAATCTCTCATTACGAGAGCCAGAAATTACCTAGTGGATGAGTTCCTGAATCGCAGCGATTATACTCATCTACTCTTCATCGACTCGGACGTGAACTTCGATCCGAAGGACGTTATTGCCCTACTTGCACTCGATAAGGACGTTATTGGTGGTCCCTATCCCAAGAAAGCCATCAAGTGGAGAAACATCAAGAAGGCAATGACAAAGAATCCAGCCGTCACTGAAGAAGAATTGTCCAAACTCACCGGAGATTTCGTGTTCAATCCTGTAAAGGGAACACAGCAATTCACCGTGACCGAGCCTTTGGAAGTCCTTGAAATTGGCACCGGCTTCATGATGGTCAAGAGGGAAGTTTTCGGCAAGTTTGCTGAAGCGTATCCTGAACTGAAGTATCGTCCAGATCACGTTGGGCAAGCCAACTTTGACGGCTCTAGATATATCCACGCATACTTTGACACCGTTATCGATAAGCAGTCGGAACGATATCTGTCTGAGGACTACATGTTCTGTCAATGGTGGCGGCGAATTGGTGGAAAGATTTACCTTTGCCCATGGATGAGGACCACGCACATTGGAACTTACCATTTTGTGGGAGATATGCCGGCTATCGCTAATCACGTTGGAGAAATGTAGTATCTATGTATTATAGACAAGAATACATGGAAGAATATCGCAGAAATCATTCCAAAGAATATGTTGTCTATATGATAGTTAGTAGATGCAAGAAAAAAGGAATGGAGTGCGATAAAGATTATCTTCTGTCTTTGGAATGTCCGAAGGTGTGTCCTATATTGGGCACACCTATTTCCTTTCAGAGAGGAGTGGGAACTAGGAAGTCCGCTAATACAGCATCCTATGACCGAATAGACAATGCGAAGGGTTATATCAAAGGCAATGTGAAAATTATTTCACGAAAAGCCAACTCAATGAAATGTGATTTGACATTGGATCAAAGTAGGAATTTGCTCCAATACATGGAAGGAAAACTGTAATGCACGCCACTGCAATGCGAAACGGAGATTTCTTTTTCCGTGTATATGCTGACCACCTAAACCCAGGAACAATTGTCGAGATTGGTTCACAGGACGTAAACGGTTCTCTACGAAACGTTGCCGCTCGCCAACACCGATACATCGGACTTGACTTTGTTCCTGGTAACGGAGTGGATATGGTCATCACCGACCCATATTCATATCCACTTGAATCCGATTCTGCTGATTTGATCGTAACCTCTTCCTGTTTCGAACACTCGGAGTTTTTCTGGCTGACCCTACTCGAAGCCATGAGAATTCTGAAGCCAACTGGTGTAATGTATATCAATGCACCAAGTAACGGTGGATTCCACCGATATCCTGTTGATTGCTGGAGATTCTATCCTGATGCAGGATATGCCATGGCGAATTGGTGTAAACGTTCTGGTATGCCTAATGTTGGTATGCTCGAATCGTTTACTTCACACCAAGCACAGAATGTAGACCTGTGGAATCGTTGGAACGATTTCAACGCCGTACTAATCAAGGACGTGAATTATCTCGGTCTATATCCACGCAGAATCCATCAGCACCGAACAGACTTTGATAATCTCCGTGTATATGGCTCTGATGCCATTCACAACAAACAAGATTTCCCGCAAGATTTGAGGAGATAAACATGATGTTTGTAGGACTTGTAGGATTCATCGGTTCAGGTAAAGGAACCGCTGGTGATATGCTCACCAAAATCGGATTCACCAAACAGAGTTTCGCAGGTCCTCTCAAGGACGCCGCTTCGGTTATCTTTGGTTGGGATCGAAATATGTTGGAAGGTGATACTAAGGAATCCAGAGAATGGCGAGAACAACCAGACGAATTCTGGTCCAAGGTTATGGGTCGACCATTTACACCTAGAGAAGCCTTGCAGAAACTCGGAACTGAAGCAGGTCGCAATGTGTTTCATAATGACATTTGGATTGAATCGTTGCAACGCCGTATTACAGGAAACACCGTAATCACCGATGTTCGTTTTCAAAACGAAATGGATTTCATCCGTCGTAATTCCGGAGTCTTGATTCACATTCAACGCGGTGAACTACCCGACTGGTATCACACTGCCAAGGATGCCAATAACGGCGATGTGAAGGCACTTCAGGAAATGAAGATGTATGGTATACATGAATCTGAATGGAAGTGGATTGGCGGTCAAATCGATTATACCATTGTCAATGATGGTTCCGTAGATGATCTGAAAAAACATCTTGCCCAAGTATTGACACACAGATATGGATCAGATATAATTGAGCAACTTTTTGTGAATGGAGAATAGCATGAAACTTTCAAGTGAAACACTCAACGTATTGAAGAACTTTTCTTCGATCAATTCTGGACTTTTCTTCCGTGAAGGAAGCAAGTTGTCCACAATCTCTCAGAACAAGACCGTGTTGGCCCAGGCCACCGTTACCGAATCTTTTCCTACAGATTTTGGTATTTATGATTTGAACGAATTCTTGTCTGTACTTTCACTGAACAAGGATCCAGAACTCTCATTCGACGGAGTGAACGTTCGCATCACCTCCCAAGACGGCGAGAGCAGGATCGATTATCGTTGCACCGAGAGGACGATGATTGTTACGCCTCCAGAAAAAAATATAAATTTTCCTTCCGTTCATATTTCGTTTGTTTTGAGTGAAGCAAAACTAAATAGTCTTATGAAGCAAGCCAACGTGTTGACTTCGCCTAACGTCGCCGTCGAAGGTGTTGATGGTAAACTATTGCTAGTTACCTATGACAGTGCCAATGACTCGGCTACTAAGGGTAGTATCAACGTTGGTGAAACAGACAAGACCTTCCGCTTTGTGTTCAAGACCGACAATCTGAAAATGATTCCCGGTTCGTATGATGTTGAGATTTCTCCGAATGGAATTTCTCACTTCAAGAACAAGAATGTTGCCGTTGAATATTGGATTACAACCGAAAAGATTGGCAACAAAGTTTGAAAGATTGGGTTTGATATATAATAGTGGAAGGTTTCTATGCAAGTAGAAATTAAGAAATTAGATCCTCGGGCCGTTGTTCCTCAATACGGGACGGATTATTCCGTCGGGCTGGACCTAGTAGCCTGTATTGATGAAGATGTTCGTATGCGACCGGGGGATCCTGCTGTTTTAATACCAACAGGACTCGCAATATACATAAAAGAACCCGGTGTTATGGGACTCATACTGCCACGTTCAGGAAACGGACATAAGCGAGGTTTGGTACTAGGGAATACAGCAGGCGTGATAGATCCTGATTATCAGGGTCCTCTTATGGTGTCGGCTTGGAATCGTAATACTCTTCCTGAATCCATCATGTTTCAGTCGTGGATGGATACAACGAAAGATATTATCATCAAGCCAGGTGAGAGAATTGCGCAAATGATTTTCGTGCCCATTATTAAAGCACAGTTCAATCTCGTAGATGAGTTTACGAATAATACGGACCGTGGCCAAGGAGGTTTTGGATCCACTGGGCAATAATGGAGTTTTGTTATGACAACGATTGTCAATGATACGAAATTGGATTTTTCTGATGTATTGTTTGTCCCTCAAAGAACACCTTGGGCTAGTAACGGAAGTAGACAAGGTGTTGTGCTAGAAAGAACGTTTAGATTCAAACACAGTAAGCACCAGATAACCGCAGTACCAATCATCGCCGCAAACATGGACACTGTAGGCACCCTACAGATGGCGAGTACGTTATCAAAGTTCAAAATGCTTACGGCGTTACACAAATTTCACACTGTCAAATCCCTCCAAGAATACTATTCTGATGAGTGTTCTGGTGAAGCCAGGAGTGGTTTTGCTTTTTATTCCATGGGAATTTCTGATGACGATTTTGTGAAGTTCAGTGCAATGAATTTCGGTTCTTGGTTTGGAGAAAAACCAATCCTTATATGCATTGATGTGGCAAATGGTTACACAGAACAATTCTTTTCGCGTATTCGCCGTGTTCGTGAACAACTAGGTGAATATGCCATCATCATGGCAGGAAACGTGGTGACACCTGAAGTCACCATCGAGGCAATCAGAGCCGGCGCCGATATCGTCAAGGTCGGCATAGGCTCTGGATCTGTATGTACTACACGCAAAGTCGCAGGGGTTGGATATCCCCAATTTTCAGCCGTTCTCGAATGTGCCAATGCTGCACATAGCCAAGGCGGTCATATATGCTCTGACGGAGGTGTGGTTCATATCGCAGATATTGCCAAGGCATTCGGTGCCGGAGCCGATTTCGTCATGTGCGGCAGCATGTTCGCTGGACATGACGAGTGTGGTGGAGAAATCATCCACGACCAGGACTGGCCACACATGAAGTTTCGCGGTATGTCCTCGCGCGAGGCCATGGAAGATCATTATGGCGGTAAAGCAAATTATCGGGCATCCGAAGGAAAAGAGGTTCTTGTTTCCTACAGGGGTCCTGTATCCAATACAGCAGAAGAAATGTTAGGCGGACTTCGTAGCACCTGTACATATATTGGTGCGCGTAAATTGAAGGATATTCCTAAGTGCGCCGTATTCTGCAAAGTAAACAACACACACAATAAAGTCTATGGAGAATAATAACAATGAACGACTACCAACGCTACATAGCGGCGAGTAGATACGCCCGCTTTTTGCCAGAACTAAATCGAAGAGAGACATGGGAAGAAACAGTATCGAGATATTGTGATTTTTGGTTTGAGAAGGACAAGCAGTTTCCAAAGAAAGAGATTTACGAACATATACACGAACTAGAGGTCATGCCATCAATGCGTGCCCTCATGACCGCCGGCAAAGCCCTGGATCGTGACCATGCCGCAGGATACAATTGCGCATACATCGCCGTGGATGATCCACGCGCATTTGATGAAACCATGTATCTTTTGATGTGTGGTTGTGGAGTAGGATTCTCCGTGGAACGTCAAGCTGTTTCCAAGTTGCCTTTGGTATCCGAAGATTTCTATGATACAGATACCGTCATCAAGGTTGCTGACTCTAAGGTGGGTTGGGCAGCCGCCTATCGCCAACTGGTAGCAATGCTGTATTCAGGACAGATTCCTAAGTGGGATTTATCCTCGCTGCGACCTGCCGGCGCACCACTCAAGACCTTCGGAGGTCGATCATCAGGTCCGGCTCCTCTTGATGACCTCATGAAGCATACGGTCCGAATCTTCAGGAACGCAGCAGGACGCCGCCTTCAGTCCATCGAGTGCCACGACCTGATGAATCACATTGCTTCAGCCATCGTGGTCGGAGGTGTACGTAGGTCTGCTCAGATCAGTCTTTCGAATCTCTCTGATGACCGTATGCGCAATGCCAAGATGGGTCAGTGGTGGATTGACAATCCTCAGCGCGCCTTGTCGAATAATTCGGTAGCATACACTGAGAAGCCAGAAATTGGTTTGTTCATGGAAGAATGGATTTCACTATACAACTCCAAGTCTGGCGAACGAGGCATCTTCAATCGCCAAGGAGCCCTGAAGAAGATCAAGAAGGGTGGTCGCCGGGACGCCAAGAAAGCCGAAGAACAATTCTTGGGTGCCAATCCGTGTTGTGAGATTTTCCTTCGTTCATCAGGATTCTGCAATCTCACTGAAGTTGTTATTCGTCCCAGCGATAAGTTGGAAGACCTTCTCAAGAAGGTTGAACTTGCCACGATCATGGGCACATTCCAATCCAGTCTCACTGATTTCCGTTATCTACGAAATGTCTGGAAGAGGAATGCAGAGGAAGAAAGACTTCTCGGTGTATCACTTACAGGAATCATGGATCATCCTGTATTGAACAAGACCAACGACAAGACGGCAGAATGGCTCACTAAGATGAAGGAACATGCCATCGAAGTGAATGAGATTTGGGCTAAGAAGATCGGCATCAATCCTTCGGTCGCCATCACCACAGTCAAGCCATCAGGAACAGTATCGCAGTTAGTGGACTCAGCATCAGGAATTCACCCACGATATTCCCGTTATTACATCCGCACCGTTCGTTCCGATAAGAGTGATCCTATCGGAAAGTTCCTCAAGGAACAAGGAGTGTATTGTGAGGATGATGTGATGAAGCCTGAGAAAACTTGGGTATTCCATTTCCCACATATGTCGCCTGAGAAAGCCGTCACAGTCCCAGAAGTCTCAGCAGTACAGCAATTGGAACATTATTTGTTGTATTATCGGCATTGGGCTGAACACACAGTCTCTATCACCGTCTATGTCAAGGAGTCCGAATGGATGGAGGTAGGTGCCTGGGTGTATAAGCACTTTGATGAGGTAGGAGGTATCTCTTTCCTTCCTTACACCGACAGTATCTACCAACAAGCACCATATCAACCTATCACTAAGGAAGAATATGATAAGTGGTTGGCTAGAACACCTAAGGTAGATTGGAGCAAGTTCAATGTGAACGAACACCAAGATAATACCACCGGAACACAGACACTCGCCTGCCAAGGCGGAGTATGCGAACTTATTTAGTTCACAATGAAAAAGTCCTCCTGTATAAATATATGTGAAATGTATAATACAGGAGGACATTATGCCCCGAGGAAAAATTCCCAACGACCTTACTAATTTAGTTTTCGGTAAATTGATTGCCAGAAAATTGGTTTCCTTTTCCCGAAACGGCCACGCTAAATGGTTGTGTGAATGTGTATGTGGTAACGAAAAGATAATATTCGGAACACACCTGACGCAAGGAAATACCACCCATTGTGGATGCATAAAAAGACCTATACCCAGAAATTGGACCGGATTTGGTGAAATAAGTGGTTCATATTGGAGTTCTTGCCAAAGAGGCTCGAAAGGTAATAAGAGGCGCCGTGCTATTGACTTCTCTATCACAATAGAGTATGCTTGGAATCTGTTCTTACAACAAGAACGAAAATGTAAATTGAGCGGTATTGAATTGAAGTTTGATGGAGTTAGCAGTAAACAAACCGCATCATTGGATAGAATTGATTCTTCAAGGGGTTATGTTGAAGGAAATGTACAATGGTTACACAAAGATGTAAACAGGATGAAGAATGCTTTTGATGAAAAATATTTCGTGGAGTTATGTAATAGAATATCATCTACGAATTGATTAGTACCTTATGCCCGATCAGCATAAGTGTGGGCGGGATTTTCCCGGTCCGCGACCCACAACCCTTATATTATGGAGGTATTATGAGTGACAATGAACAACTTCTCTGGGTTGAGAAGTATCGTCCTACCCGTGTATCCGAT